TTTAATAACTGGTGGTATACCAGATACTTTATGCACTTGTTTCTTTGTTGCCTGTACTGGAGAGTGTGGATTCATGGGATGGATTAAGACGGCAAAAACTCGCTATACAGAGCGCAGATGGAAACAATAGGATGCAGACAAAATGAAAGAAGAAATGAAGTAGATGGAGGATTAAAATGGATCAATTTAATTTCTGGCTACAAGCAATCATTTCCGTTCTCAGTGGTATCGCAGTTCTTATTCCGCTCGCTTTAAAACTTATTGAGTATGTCAAAAAGAATACCCAAGAGAAGAACTGGAGTCAGCTTATGGTTCTTGTGATGAATCTCATGGCTAAAGCTGAAGAAATGTTCGATAAAGGTGCAGAAAAGAAAGAATGGGTTCTTGCTGAACTTCAAGCAATGGCGCATACTCTCAACTATGAGATTGACTGGGATGTCGTAAGTGAAATGATTGATAAGATTTGCGACGCAAGTAAAGAAATTAATCCACCACAAAAACCAGAGGGTGAGTAAATGACAACTAATCAAGCAGTAGAAAAATTATTGAATGTTGCCAGAGCCGAAATTGGGTATCACGAAGGTAGTGGAAACTACACCAAATATGCAGAAGGTAATTGGGATAATCAATTCTACGGCTGGGATCTTCAATATCAACCTTGGTGTGATGTGTTTGTTGATTGGTGCTTCTGCTAGGCATTTGGTCTTCAGAAAGGCGCTGCAATGACATATTAGACCGTTGGTAGTGGAAGCGCGGCTTGCAGTACGAGTGCATCGTATTATAGGGCGGCCGGCGCATTTACCAGTAGTCCAAAAGCAGGTGACCAAGTTTTCTTCTATGTAAGTGGTGGTGTGAACCACACTGGAATTGTAGAGAAAGTTGAAGGCGGAGTTGTAACTACTATAGAAGGTAATACCAGCGATCAAGTCGCGCGGCGTACCTATCAACTTGGTAGTTCTCAAATTGCTGGATATGGACGCCCAAAATGGAGTCTGGTAACTGAAGGCTCTATTGATGTGCCAGATGATCCACAACCTGGATCTGGTGGTGAGCTTACACGTATCCTTAGAAAAGGATGTAAGGGTGAAGATGTGCGCGAGTGCCAGTAGATGCTTATAAAGTTAAACTACTTAGATAAAGGCCAAGACGATGGTGATTTTGGAAATATAACCTATAGTGCGGTTAAAGCGTTCCAAAAAGACCAGAAGTTATTGGTTGATGGCGAAGTTGGACCGGATACATGGAACGCACTTAAAAAGGCAGTTCCAAAAGATGAGCCGGCCGCGCCAGTAATTGGTGGTTTCAAACGTGGTGATATTGTGGAGTTTATCGGGGATACACAATATAAAACTGCAACTGGAACCAAAGGCACACCAGCTACACCTGGTAAAGCAAAGATTACATTAATAAGCAAAAATGCGAATACCAAGCATCCATACCATATAGTACATATTGACAGTACTTCGAATGTATACGGATGGGTAGATGCAGATAAAGTAAAAGAGTAAGTATTAAAAATACTTACTCTTTTTATTTAACTTCTTTTTAGGTGTTTCTTTAAGCCAGAGAAGAATTTTCTTCGCGCGCGTCGCTGCTACATAATTAACACGACACATTTCTTTTCCGCCCCACCAGACTGGCGCCCAAACAGCTACATTCTCAAACTCTAAACCTTTTGCACTATGACGGGTCAATACCTTTACGGTATTGGCCTTCATTAATTCTCCCAATTCTTCACGGGTAACACGACCTTGTTTAAAGGTTACGTTTGGAATGTTTTCACTTGTAAGGTATGTCTGAATAAGTTTGATCTCATCATTCGTACGACAGAGCACGGCCCAGTCGCCATAATCACCTTGCCGCTCTATCCATCCTTTAAGATTTGTGAGATCAGCATCTGCTTCATAAACGATGCCGCCTGGATTCATCGGTACAGAAGTATCATCCATGTCTTCTCGCCAAAGAATATGTTTTGCAAAAGTAAGTATATTAGCACCATTACGGTAGTTTTCATTTAAATCATAAACTTTAATTTCGGGATTGCACATAAGTTTTTCGAATAAATCTGGATGCGCGCCCCTAAACTCATATATACTTTGATTCATATCGCCAACAACAAAGAATGTTACTGGGTCAATCATATTAAAGATAAAGTCATATTCACATGGTGAACTATCTTGTGCTTCATCCAGAAGGATATGTCTGATATGCTGGATGCAACTTGGATATTTCTTTAAGAGTTCAAAGAACCCATCAAAATTTTCATTATCAATTAATTTATCGGTATTAATTCCGCGGCTACGTAAGAATTTATTAGCTAAGCCATGAATCGTTCCAATATAGATTCCATCTTTGAAATCATCACCCAGCCGCGCTTTTAATTCGTTTGCGGCAAGGTTAGTAAAGGTAATAACACCTATATCTGCTGGGTCGATTCCATCGCGCAACATTTTACGGACTCGTTCTGTGAGTACTGCTGTCTTACCAGCTGCGGCCGCCGCATGAACTACTATATATGGTTCTGTTGCATTTACTATTTCTTTCTGTATTTCACTAAGTTCCATTCTTATCTCCCGATTTCATATTGAGTTGCTTGGTCGTGTTGTATAAATCAATATAGAACGCTTCACGTGTGGATAAATGATCTTTGTCAACTTGTTCAAGGATTTCCCACGTGTAAGCCCAAAGTCCATCCTTAGCCAAGCGATTGTGTAGAGTCGTCCGCGCCGCCCCTTCAAGACCAATAGCGGTTTTACAGTGGTTTTGCCAACGAGTGGAAATGTCGGTCGTTTTTCCTACATATGCTTCTCCAGTTTTTTTATTAGTGATTTTATAGATGCCACTTACTTTATTGCCGCCAGTGACACGTTTTGCCATCTCTTGGACTGGTCGCCGCACGAATAAATCCCAAATTAGCTTGGGAATGACATCACGATTATGAAGTTTGAGATCCATCGACTAAAGAACCTAAATATCTTCTCTATCATTTTCTGGAATTAAAATAGAGTAGAAATCTTCCTTTTCATCGAGTTCTTTCTATCGAAGGATCGCCATATTAACTGCTTCTTGTTTTGCTTTAAAGTTGTTGAGATCTTCCTATATACATTCGATCTCTTCCATTAGTTCTGCTTTCTTTAGGATATAGTCGCGCTCAAGGTCTTGGTTCATTGTGTTGTAGAGTGCTTGGAGATCTTCACGTCTCTTCCCCATCTCCAAAGTCAACTTCATATTCTGGATCTCTTTCTACTTACTCGTTTCCGTGGCCGCCCGCTCTTGTTCGGACCGAATTAGTTGCTCCGCGTTGTCCCAAGCTTCCCGCGCGCGTTCTTGCTCGTACTATCGCTACTTTATAGCGTCTTCGAGCTACTTCTGGTTTTCTTTTAAATCTTCTTCAATTTTTCTTTTATACTTTGTTTCAATTACTTGGACTTTTTGCTGCTCTATTTTGCGCCCGCGGCAAAACATATATATGCCGAGCACACACAAAAATGCCCCAAAAATTAATAGATACATAAATAGTACCTCCACTTATTTATGTATCTATTATACCATATATTTAATTAAAAATCAAGTTTCCCCAAATTTGGGAAAGAACAGTCCGATCGAGCAAAATTACTTTAATTCATCAGCATCTTCAACTATTTCCCAATCTTTAAGTTCTTCATAAAGACTATCAATCCAAGTATTACCACCCATCTAATGATAATCATTATAAAGTTTCATAAAGGCTTTCTTATCACAGTTCAAGATCTTTTTATAATGACGATACTTATAGTAGATCTAGTTCATACTTAAACGCAACACGTCTAGCTAAGCATCATTAACGAGTTGAATTTTATCGTCAATTTGCTTCAACATCTTATCTTGATCTAACTAGATTTCCTTCACTTCTTCTATTTTATCGTCTAAAGTATTAACTATATTGGAGTTAATCTCCGTTACCATCTTTTCTACTTCTTTCTTGCGTTCTTCTTTAACTGACTCACCGTGCTACTTCAGTAAGTCTGGCATGGATGCCTCCATTACCTTTTTAATGCGTTTTTCTTCTGATGTAAGGGCAAAGGTATGGAGGTCACCAACAGGTTTCTTTAAAAACCCGTAAATGTTTTTACCTGCAATAATTACCGCACTGATTAGAATAATTAAATTGCAGACCTCCTATAAATTTATACTCTGAAACATTTTGCGGCCTCCACGTAAAATTAGACATTAAGTCCCCTTCAAATAGTTTCGATATACTTGGTCATTGTGCCAGCGATTCGTAACTAAGAATCGTGGCTGGAATACGTCGGCCGCACGATGAATGTTTGAAAACTCCCATTCAGGAATACGGTATAATTTAATCTAATGAGATAGCGCATAGCTATTTTTTAATCTATCATTCTACTGGGCATGCTTAAAGTCGTGTTCATCTTTATGAAACTTGGGAACCATTTTAAAATGAAGCATAGAATCAACTTCAACCAGTATATTCATGTTAGGTAGATAAAAATCATATCTCAAAAAACCGTTTTTTAAGTCTTTAAATGATTTTTCACGAACAAATTTTATGCCGGCGGACGTAAAGATTCGAGCAAATTTTTCTTCTATCTTACTCATATTATTAAGTGGAGAAAATGGAGAGAGAATATAGAAAAGAGCAGATGATGATCTGCTCTTAAATCTCTTTTAGCTGGGAGATGTCGCACTCTCTCCAGTTTTTGTCTGGCCGCCAACCTATCATTTTACCATGTCGAAGACCGCCAGTATCATTAAGTTCCATTGCACCTACTTCGATCACACGATACTTATATTCTTGATGGTGCATTTTTATTTCGTCTGTGAGGCCGCTAAGATAACCAATGCCTACAACTTTATCACCATCCATCAGACCAATTTCGAGTGAACCAGCATAACCAAGATAATATGGTTTAGTTACAGCCATCCAAGGTTTATTCTCGTGATAGACTTCATAGTAGTGCACACCGACTGGGATTCGTTCATCGGACTCTATATCAACCCAATACTGCCAAGATTCAATTTCCTTTCCTTGATATGGTTTACTTGGCGGCGTGATGCGTCCAGTAAAGAAACAATCAATCGTTTCTTGAAGCTCCTTCTTGATCTTAACCGTCTTACGCGCTGGCGTCCGTTTAAAATAGACTGGGCAATCTTTATGGGTGATAACTACACCTTCTTCACCACACGCCAGACCGCGCTGGAGTCGATCCCAAAGTTCTTTTCCATTATAATATTGCGCGTACTCTACATACGGATGCCGATAAGCATGACTAATCTCATGGAGTTTTTCAAAACGTTCAATTGCTTTCATTTCAGTAAAGTCAATTAAATCATAGCACATTACATCAAAAATATAGAAATGAAGCATCCCGTCTTTTTGCTGGCGCGCAATACATTTATCCTTTAAACAACCAAGTAGAGAAGTAATTTGTTTTGATCCTTCTT